GATGGCCCGAATACAACACCCGCAAGGGGAATCAGGGCAGGAGCATGCGGCTCCATCGGAATCCCGGCACCCAATCGCTAGTCACCCTTGACGCCTAGCGTTGGCTAGCCTATTGTCTTGATCACGGGGGCGACCCCACCGCATACCACCCATGAACCAGCTCCACACGGTTCTCCCAGATGCCGCACCATCCGGCTGGGCTGAGCGCTACCTCTTCAACAGCGCCATCCTCTCCGACTGGTGTCACGAGCACGATCTCGACGACATGCATGCCACCTTCCTCGCGGCAGGCATCCCCTACACCGTCCAATACGTCCCGCCAGCTATCCGCGCTGATGACAGCAGCTGGGCAGACGAATGCCGCTCCGCAGCCTCCCGTAACTCCTTTGCGCAGCGTCAATGACTAGCGCTAGCGAGCGGCAGCTAACTCTGCTGCTGGAGCAGGCCGTCACCAACGACATCCACGAAGAAGACGCCACCGAGTTCCTCGACGACCACGGCATCCCCTTCTTCTCCCACAACCGTCAAACCCTCATCACCCTCGCCTACCGCAACGGCTGGAGACCTCAATGACCTCACCATCCCTACCTCCCTTCATCACCCGCACCAATCGCCGCGTCTACTCCCGCACCACAACACACCCATCAGTGCCATCACGCCCTCACCGCAAAACCTCCAAACCCCAATCCTTCCTCGCTCGTCATGGCGATCTCATCACCTTCCTCTGGACCTGCATCCTCATCGCTGCACTCGTCTACACCGCCTTCTCTTGACGCCACCCTGGAGGAACTCACCTCCCTAGCAGCTAGTGAGAAGGCCATCCAAAACCGACGCCAACAACTCCTTGACCTACTGGATCAAATGGTGGAAACGGGTGAAGCAGAAGATCAACTCACCTGGAACGACTACAAAATCACCCGCCGCACCCGTAAATCCGTCACCTACCCCGATCACATCCTCGAACAACGCGAACAGCTCAAGGCATCCGAACGATTATCACTCGCCTTGGGCGAGGCCTCGGTAACCCTGAAGCACTTCTGGGAAGTGCGTGGATCATGAGCCCACACGACCATCAACCCTGCTGGCTCATCTCCGTCACCGGCTCCTACCTAACCCCCTTCGGCACCTTCTCCGACAATCCCGCAGAAGCCCTCATCGCCGAACGCTGGTACCTCCAACGTCAACAATCACGCCTACCAGTCGCCACACTGATCATCCGGGCAATAATCACTAAAACGCATGCAAAAGCGCGAGCAGATCAAAATCTGGCTAACCCATCAAGAACGTCAAACCCTTGATCACCAAGCCGCTGCTCTTCATACCTCACGCGGACAGCTAATCCGTGAGCGCGCCCTCGGTGCTATCGCGCCACCTCCCGTTGACCTCAGCACCTATCAACGTGCCATCGACAACGCAGCTCGCACCGTCTCCGGTATCCCACGCTGTCAACTCGAAGCTATCGTCGCAACCGTCATCACCACCGTCGCCGCAGCCTGAAGCCATCACCTTTACCGTCGCTGGCATGGCACCCCAGCCACAAGGAAGCAAGAGACATGTAGGCAATGGCGTAATGCTCGAATCCTGCAAAAACCTCAAACCCTGGCGCTACCTCGTTCAACAAGCCGCAGTAGCCACTAACCATCCCACTATCTCTGGTCCGGTCTCCCTGTCCATCGTCTTTATCTTCCCTAGACCCAAATCCCACTACAACACAAAGGGCATCCTCAAACCCTCAGCCCCCACCTTTCACAGCGTCAAGCCGGATGGCTCCAAATGCCTCCGCTCTACTGAAGATGCCCTCGTCGATAGCGGCCTGCTTCAAGATGACGCGCGGATTGCAATCTCTTCGCATACCAAGCGCTACACCACACCAGGTGAACACCCAGGCGCTCTCATCACGATCATCCCCCTCTCACTAACCTAATTAAAACCCCCTCCTCCACCCTCTAAACTCCTTCGACACACTCACCTCCTCTTCACTTCCGGTTAAACTCCGGCCATGGCAAAGAAGGCAACTAACGTACAGATTGACGAACGGGTCAACGCCGTTTACGACCTGCTTCTTCGCGCTTACAGCCGCACTCAAATCTTGCGATACGCGGCGGATGAATGGGGAGTGGCCGAACGTACAGCCGAAACCTATATCCAACGCGCACGCCAGTTAATGCAACTGGATGCCGAACTCGAACGCCCCCAATGGCTTGCCGCCGCCGTCGCTCGCCTTTACGACTACGAACGCCGCGCCTCTGAATCCAATCAGCTCGGTGTTGCCCTCAAGGCCCTCGAAGACCAGGCCAAGTTGCTCCGCTTTGAGATGTCGTGAGCCTTCTCACTGGCATCACCACTAACTCCAGCCTGCTCAGCTTCCTCGTCCCCGAAGATCAGTCAGCTGAACTGGATGCCCTCAAGCTCAACCTCTACAACTCCCTAACCGACGCACAACGCCAGGTCTACGACGCCTCCACACGCTTCACCTATCTCTGCTCCGGTCGTCGCTTCGGTAAGACCTACCTCTCCCTCACGCGCCTGATCACCTGGGGCCTCGACCGTCCAGGCGGCCTCTTCTACTACGTGGCACCCACTTATCGCATGGCCAAGCAGATCGCTTGGGTGCAGCTCAAGCAGATGGTGCCTCCAGAGATCTTTTCCCATAAAAACGAGACCGAGCTATCGGTTCACCTAGCCAACGGCAGCACGATCTTCCTCAAAGGTGCTGAGGATCCAGATCGCCTCCGTGGTGTGAGCCTTTCCGGCTGCGTCGTCGATGAAGCCGCCTACGTCCGCGAAGACGCCTGGACCATGGTGCTCCGCCCTGCCCTCTCCGATCAGCAAGGCCCAGCGTGGTTCACCACCACTCCAGCAGGCCTGAACTGGTTCGCGGAAGCCTGGGACGCTGCCGACGACGATCCCGACGCCTCCACCTTCACCTTCAACACCCTACAAGGCGGTCAGGTCAGCGCCGATGAAATCGAAGCAGCACGCCGCACCCTTGACCCGCGCACCTTCTCTCAGGAATACGAAGCATCCTTCGTCAACCTCGTCGGTCGCGTAGTGCCTGATTTCAGTGACGACAACATCCGCGACGACCTAACCGATCTGGGCGGTGAGCTGATTGTCTGCGCGGACTTCAACGTCTCACCCATGCACTGGATCATCGGCCAGAAGGTGGGCGATCAGCTGCATTGCTTCGACGAGATCCACATCCGCGAGACCCACACTGAGGAGGCTGCCTCCGAACTGCTGCGCCGCTACCCCGACCGCATGATCCGCGTCTACCCCGACCCTACAGGTCATGCCAGGAAGACCTCAGCAGGTGGTAAGACCGACCACGGCATCCTCCGCAGCCGTGGTCTCTGGGTGTCAGAGAACAAGCGTCCCTATATGCAAGACGACAAGCGCAATGCCATCAATGCGATGGTCTGCGATGCCAACGGCAACCGTCGATTGTTTATCCACCCCAACTGCAAACAGACGATTAAGAGTTTGCGCAACCTGACCTTTAAGGAAGGCACGAACATGCCGGATAAGGACGGCGGCTGGGATCATGGTTGGGATGCTTTGTCCTATGGCGTGATCGGTGTATTCGATCCAGTTCATCCTTGGAAGAGCACAGCTGGCAAGGCAGTGCGTGGCGTGCGTGTCTATTGACTTGTGACAGATGACTCGCATCTACTAAGCTTGGTGCGGTTAGTTGAACCCGGCGGCCTCTTCGGACACCCCATTTGTCTTTGTCACGACCTCTACCCCTGCATGGGTGGCGCCAATCGTGCAAAGAAGCTGGTTACGACCACATGAATGATGCGCTTGGCTACCTGATCTGGCGTGAATTTAATCCTTTACATTCAGGCGCTGGCAGAAGCACTGGAATACGCATATATTGATTTTGTCGAACCACATCAAGCTCTGGAGGTGGGGCCAGGGCTTTTTTATTGCCTATAGCCCTTGGGGCTCATTGCCTAAACTGATCACATCGCATCGGTGGCGCTGTGTATTCAGGTTTTAGGCAATACGACCGACCGCTAGCGCAACGTGCGGTAGTAAAAGTCAGCGACCCCAATACAGCCTGGTTCGCTCAAGAACCGCATTGGATTTTGATTGAAGACCTGCTGCATGGCACTTATGGCATGCGTAGACGGCATCGGCGATATCTACCGCAAGAGCCACGTGAGCTCGACGAAAGTTACGACAACCGTTTAGCGCGTAGCGTTTGCCCGCCGTATTACCAGCGCTTGGAGCGCATGCTGGCTGGCATGCTGACGCGAAAGCCTGTAAGGCTGGTCGACACCAGTGACACGATTCGCGAGCAGCTCTTTGATGTTGACCTACAAGGCAATGACCTCAACGTCTGGACCTATGAAACCACCCGCAAGCTGATCCGATACGGCCATATCGGCACACTGGTCGATGCACCGTCTGATGGTGGCCGGCCTTACTGGGTGACTTATACCCCTAGGCAGATCCTTGGCTGGCGCACAGAGCAAAGCAACGGTGAGCAGCGCCTGAGCATGTTGCGTCTACAGGAGACGGTCACCATGCCAGAGGCTGAGTACGGCGAAAGAATCGTGCAGCAGGTGCGTGTCTTAACGCCTGGCGCTTACCAGATCCATCAGCAAGCCGATAACGGTGAATACCAGGTGGTCGACGAAGGAACGACCAGCCTCGATGAAATCCCATTCTCTGTGGCCTATTGCGGCCGCATCAATTACCTCGAATCGCGACCGCCGCTCGAAGATATCGCCGAGCTCAACCTAAAGGCGTATCAGATCCAATCGGACCTAGACAACCAGCTCCATATCTCAGCGGTGCCCATGCTCGCATTCTTTGGCTTCCCCTCTGCTGCTGAGGAAGTCTCCGCTGGTCCTGGTGAAGCGATCGCCTTTCCTGCCGACGGCCGCGCCGAGTACATCGCACCACCTAGCGATGCCTTTGATTCGCAATTCCAGCGCCTTGATCAGCTAGAGCGTCAGATCAACGAACTGGGTCTATCCGCTGTGCTGGGTCAAAAGCTTGTCGGTGAAACGGCTAGCGCCAAGATGATTGATCGCAGCCAAGGCGATAGCACCATGATGGTGATCGCTCAGAACGTGCAAGACATGATTGATAACTCCTTGCAGTACCACGCCCAATTCCTAGGTCAAAACCAAGCAGCAGGTAGCAGTTTGGTCAACCGTGATTTCCTTGGTGCACAGCTAGAGCCCCAGCAGATCACAGCGCTACTGTCGCTCTATACCGCTGGCACAATCACGCAGGAAACGCTGCTGCAGCAGTTAGCCGATGGTGAAGTGCTGGGAGATGACTTTAACGTGGAGGAAGAAATAGGAGCAACGGCCAATGCGGGGCTTGATTTACAACCTGCTCGATTGGACAACCAGCCACCTAATTGATTGGATGATCATGCTGGAGCCGAAGCCACCGCGCCGGCAGGAGCTGGATTACCACGTCTGCGACCTGCCGGATGAAATCCTGGCGATCGTGCGTGTGAGCTGGTACAAAAACGGCCGCGCTGATGAAATCGGCGAAACAGTGCTCTACGAACAGGGTGAGCACAGTTACGACGACTTCACGACGTTGATCATCTCGTCCTTGCGTGCTGGCGCCAACGTCAGCATTAGTTCGTCTTACCAGCCAAAGGAATTGGGTATTGAGACATGAGTGTTCCGTCCCGCTTGTATCGGAACGTGGTTGACCTGAACCGCTATAGCAATAGCCTCTCGCGTCAGCTGATCAACCTCTATAACCGGATCATGGTGGCCGCTGCGAACCAGCTGCGCGCTATTGACGATGCAGAAGCACCGGCGAAGGCATCAGCATTGCGGCAGATTCTGTCGCAGCTGCGCTTAGCGTTAGCCAACTGGGCCGATCAAGCTGTTGCGTTGACGGCCACTGAATTGCAGGGTCTGGCGGAACTGCAAACAGATTTTGTCCGTCGTGAGCTTGAGAGGGTGTTACCGGTAGCGCTAAGGCCCACGGTTGTACCCGTGAAGGTCAGCCCCAACTTTGGCCAGTCGGTGGTCGTCGTTGATCCGACGCAGCTCAATGTGGCCACACTGAGCGATGATCTCTTTGCTGCAGTGCAGGGTGTACCGCAGACCTATGGGTTAACAGCAGCACGCGGCACCCGCATCACGCTGCCCAATGGCCAGGTGGTGTTGAAAGCATTTCGCGGTCTGGCCGAAACGCAGGCTGAACGCTTTGCGCAGGTCGTCCGCACTGGCTTACAAGAGGGCACACCGACACCGGAGATTGCACGACAGCTGGTCGGCAAGCTGGAGTTTGGGGAGAGTGCCCGCACGGTGAAGCAGGTGGTGGCCGCCGGCGGTCAGGCCACTGCTGTCGCCAATAACCAAATCGTGGCCTTGGTGCGCACCAGCATCAACCAGGTTGCTAACACCTCCTCGATGCAGGTGTATCAGGCCAATCAAGACATAACGACCACCTACAGGTACGTGGCCACACTCGATAGCCGCACCAGCTCGATCTGCCGGGCTTTAGACGGCCGTGAGTTTCCTTATGGCAAGGGTCCGCGGCCACCGCAGCATTTCAACTGCCGCAGTGTTGTGGTGCCCGTGGTCCGCGCTGAGATCTTGCCGCCATCAGATCGAGCCACACGTTCGAGTACCAATGGTCAGGTGCCAATTGACTTGAGCTACGGCGAGTGGTTAGCTCAACAGCCTAAGAGCGTGCAAGAAGAGGTACTGGGTGCTAGCAAACTGGGTTACTTCCAGCTGCTGTCCGAAAAGTATGGCCCTGGTGATGCCATGGCCAAACTGGTGCGTGATGACGGATCAGAATTAACGTTGGATCAGCTGAAGAAGCGTTATGGCACACCCTGATCTACGCCACTTCGTCAACAGCGGCATCTTCACGGTGCATAGCGATCCTGTGCAGGTCAAGCTTGGCGATGCTTGGCAGCCAGCGATCTATACCGACAAGGGCTGGGCTACAGCTGATGGCGGTAGCTTGCTTCTAGATGTCGTCGACTGGCGTGATGGCCAAAGCACAGAGGAAAGTGGCGAAAGTGTTGGAGGAGTACAAGCGCGGGACGCTGAACAGCGGCAAACCAGGACGCGGAAAAGGACCGCGCGTCAAAAGCCGCAGGCAGGCACTTGCAATCGCCCTGAGTGAAGCTGGCATCGCTAACAAAAAGAAGGGCAAGAAGTAAAGTAAAGAGGCAATTAACCCTGCGGGTTATTAATGTCCGATGAAATGCAAGCCGTAGAGTCAGCGACTCCAGCGGCTGATGTTGAAGCCCTCAAGCGCAGTGTCGAAAACCTTGAGCGCAAGAACAAAGAGCTCGCCGAGGAGAAGCGCAAGCTGCGCAAGTATGAACAGCTAGCTGAGCAGCTCCCTTCTGACTACAACATCCAAGAGCTCGTTGAGTTCAAGCGCAACCACGAGCAGCAGCAGCTCGAATCACAGGGCAAGTACCAAGAGGCTCGCCAGCAGTTAGAGCAGCAGTTTCGCGAGGCAACAGCACAGCGCGATCAACGCATCGCTGAGTTGGAAGCCCGCGTACGTGAACTGGAGCTAGTAGCACCAGCTGTTACGGCACTGGCCGATATCGTCCACGATCCGGATCTGGTGCTTAAGACCAAGCTCAGCGCCGATCAGATCGAACGCGAAGCCGATGGCACTGTCGTTGTGGTCCAAGGCTTTGAGCGCACACCAGTGACGGACTGGGCGAAGAACAATCTGCCCGCCTGGATGCAGAAGCAACCCAAGCCGCAAGGTTCCGGTGCACCAAGCAGCACGGCACCGAGTGGTATGCCATCTGGGATGAAGAATCCATTCACCCGTGAGTCATTCAATCTGACCGAACAGGCACGGTTGTATCGCACCGATCGTGATTTGTACGAGCGAATGAAAGCAGCTGCGAGTCGTTAATATCTAGATACCGGCTGCGCTGGTGTATCGGGCTGCGCCCAATCCGTAAACCGTTTTAGGAGTATTCACCGTGGCGACTCTTCGCTCCGACGTGATCATTCCCGAAATCTTTACGCCTTACCTGATTGAGCAAACCACTCAGCGCAACCAGTTTCTGGCTAGCGGTGTGGCACAGCCTCTGGCTGCGCTCAATGCCACCGAAGGCGGTGATTTCGTGAATGTTCCCTTCTGGAAAGCCAATCTCACTGGCGACCTGGAGGTAATGAATGATTCGACCAGCTTGACCCCCGGCAAGATCGTTGCCGATAAGCAAGTTGGCGTGATCCTGCACCGTGCGCGTGCTTGGGAATCCCGTGACCTCGCAGCTCTTGCTGCAGGTTCCGACCCCATGGCCGCGATCGGCGCCAAGGTTGGTGAGTACCTTGCCAACCAACAGCAGATCGACCTGTACAAGTGCCTTGAAGGCGTTTTCGGCTCCCTGACCGGTGGCGATTCCCCTGCCTTTGATGCACTGCGCTTCGACACCAGCACTCAGACCGCTCTGAGCCCGCGTCAGGTGTCTAAAGCTCGCGCCATCCTCGGCGACCAAGGCGACAAGCTGACCGCTGTGGCTCTGCACAGCGCCTGCTACTACGACTTGGTTGAGCGCAAGGCGATCGACTACGTCCTGGCTTCGGATCTGGGTATCACCCCCGATTCCTCGATGCCTGACGCGTTCGCTGGCTCGGTGGCTTCGGCCTATAACGCTGACTATCGCGTTCCCACCTATATGGGTCTGCGAGTCATCGTGTCGGACGACATCACCAATGCTGGTGGCGTCTACGCGGCTTACTTCTTCACCAATGGCGCTGTCGCCACCGGTGAGCAAGCTGCCATGCGCACTGAGACCGACCGCGACATCCTCGCCAAGTCGGATGCCATGTCTGTGGACATGCACTACATCCACCACCCCGTTGGTGCGAAGTGGAACGTGACCACATCGAACCCCACCCGCGCTCAGCTCGCCACTGTGGGTAACTGGAGCAAGGTGTACGAGACCAAGAACATTGGAATCGTGCGTGCTTCGATCACGTCCAACTACGACTGATAGGAGTAACAAACCATGGCTTCCCTCTTTGAAGTAACCGCCGGCAAGGCCATTGGCTACGTCAGCGGCAATGGTGGTGCTGTTACCCAGGCCACTAGCAAGTCCACTGGCGTCACGCTGAATAAGCCCTGTGGCGCCATCACGATGAACAACGCATCGCTGACCGCTGATGCTGAGGTGACCTTTACGGTGACCAACAGCGAAGTGGCTGCCACTGATGTAGTTCTCGTGTCCGTAAAGTCCGGTGCTACCACTGGTCGGTACCTGCCTTTTGTAAGCGCAACAGCTGACGGCAGCTTTGCTATCACTGTTTCCAACGTCGGTTCGACCGCCGGTGAAGCTGTGGTACTCAACTTTGCCGTGATCAAGGCTGCTGCTGCCTGATGGCGATGTACGCCTTTCGGCGACTGCGTGAACGGGAGGCTCTAGCTACGGCTGGGGCCTCTTTTTCTAATGCAGAGCCCGTTTCTAAACTTGAAGTAGCAACGCCACAACCGGCGCCTACCGATTCCGATCATGCCAGTCAGTCTCGACGCAACGGTGGGCGGCGCAAACGCCAACTCTTATCTGACGCTGGCAGCAGCGGAACTGATCATTGATGGCCTCGTCCAGGATGACGATGTCACCGCCTGGGCGACAGCTACCACCGACCAAAAGAACCGCGCTCTGTTTACCGCGACGCAGCGGCTAGACAGGGAGCGGTTTCTCGGTGCACGTGCTACCGACACGCAAAGCTTGCAGTGGCCGCGCACCGGTGTACGCAAGCCCGACACCTACATCAATACCTACGCCGTCGGGTTCCCTTTTCGGATCAGCACCGATTACTACACCGACACCGAGATTCCTGATCAGATCAAAAAGGCTCAGGTCTTTCTGGCGGTTTACCTGCATAACAACCCTGATGGTCTTGGCCTTAGCGGTCTAGAGGATTACGTCAACGTCAGGATTGGTCCGATTGCGGTTACGCCCAATAACGGATTTGGCGCGATCGGTGCTGACAAGGTGCCGCCTCTGGTGGAGCGTTATCTGACCGGTCTTAGAATTAGTGGACCCGGTAACTTTGCGATTAAGCGGAGCTAGCTATGTCGGACTACTACAGCATTGGCTTTGAGTACATCAGTGATACTGCTGCTCATACCGGCCGCTTTCGCAAGCTCTATGCCGTTGCCGATGCGGTGATCAGTACAGCCACGATTGAAAACGCCAGTGGTAATGCCTTTAGTTCTGTGCCCCTTGGCAAGGGTGATGAGATTGAAGGGATCTTCACCAGCGTGACATTGGCCTCCGGCAAGGTCGTCGCTTACAAGATCTGATGGTTTTAGCTAAGCCGCTACGCAAGGTTGTCACCAAGCTAATGGGCCGCTTCGGCGGTCAGGTCACGATTCGGCGCATCACCTCTGGTGCTTACAACACCAGCACCGGCAGCTCAGCTGAAACCGTGTCAGACACCACGCTGCTTGGTGTACTGCAGGATGTGAGCCTGCGAGAGGTGAATGAGCTTGTGCAGGCTGGTGACAAGCGTCTGATTATCGGTGCTGGCGACGTGGCGTTTACGCCAACCACAGCCGACCGCGTCTTGATCGGCAATGTCCAGCATCAGGTGATTCGCGTCAACACGATTGAGCAGGACAACACGGCCATTACCTACGAACTGATCTTGAGGGTGTGATGGCTAGCACGATCCGCGTTGGCGACATTGGGGACTATGCCAAGCGTCAGTTTGAGCAGCTGCTGCGGGCAGCCGTCTTAGAAACCGACAACCTGGCCAAGAACGCCAGCCCTGTCGACACGGGCCGTTTTCGTGCTAGCTGGCAGGTCGGTGAGAATGCCGCGCCAGGCGGTGTCAAGCCAGAAGGCAGCTACCCATCCACACCGCCGATCGACCGGTTGGGGTACCAGCAGGAGAAGTTAGGCAACGTCTACAGCGTCCATAACAACCTCTCCTACGCCGAGTTCCTGGCTAACGGCAGTAGCCCTAAAGCGCCTGCAGGTTGGGTGCAAGGCATTGCTAAGGATGTGCAAGGCCGCGTCCGCATTGCCGCTGAGCGCATCGGGAGGCAGTCATGAGCAGCAGCCTCAACGATGTTCGCAGCGCTATTGAAGCGCGCATCGCTACCGAGTTCGCCCAAAGCCCGGCTTACCCCGTCTCCTATCAAAACGTCCCCTACAGCCCGCCCAACAACAGTGCGTGGCTGCAGGTGCAGATCCGCTTTGGCGATAACGCCTACGCCACCCTGCAAGGGCCTAGCACTGGCTTCAACCGTCATAACGGCACCCTTGTTGTCAATGTCTTCACGCCGATTGGTACTGGTGCCGGCAGCAATCTGACGATTGCAGAACGGGTCAAAGATCTATTTGATCGCGCCAAATTCTCCAGCATCATCTTTGATCCGGTCTCCGGTCCTGCAGCAGTCATTGCTGCTGCACCTGAAGCGTTTTACCAAACGCAGCTAACGGCAACATTTGAAGCCTATTTAGACTGAGACAGCTACTGCCGTTCAAACATGGCCGTCACTGTTTTGTCCGGTACGTCCGGCGCTCTTTACTACAAACCCGCTGGCACCACCGGTACATTCGGTGAGTCTGGTGTCAATGTTTCTACTGAAACGATCACTGTTGAGCCCTACCTGAATTTCAAGGTAGGTGATCCGGTGAAGTTTCGTCTGGTTAATAGCCAAACCGGTGAGGCAGGTACAGGCACGCTGCCCGCTGGTCTCTCGGGTGGTACCACGTACTACGTGATTGCCTATACCGCTAGCTCTGGCGCACTGCAGGTATCAGCTACCGCTGGTGGCTCTGCCGTCAATATCACCGACGATGGCACCGCTGCAACTCCCAACGAGTTTGAGGTGTTCTACGCCGATTTTGCTGCTGTTGGCCAAGTGCAGAACTGGTCGTTTGAGATCAGCCGGGCTGAGATCGATGTGACCACCATCGGTCAAACCGCCGGTCAGTATGTACCGTTCCGGGCTTACATCCCTGGCTTTGCTGATGGTTCTGGTAGCGCCACCATCTACGTCACCAATGAGGACAGCGCACTGTCCAATCGCATTGTCGAAGACGTAGTGCAGCGTCAGCAGGTCGGTTGTGCGTTCAAGCTCTACACCGACAAGCAAAACACTGAGGCCCTGAGCCGCGGCTTCTCCTTTGATGCTGTGATCATCAGCGCCACCCAGAACGTCAATCCTGACGACGCGCAACAGGTGGAAATCGCCTTCCGGCCTACCGGCACACCCAGCTTCGATTTCAGCACTTCTGCCTGATACGGCTAACCGGCCCTGATACTCGTGCCCTTGGCTTTGACCAGGGGCTTTTTTGTGCCTAAAGTAATAACAAATAGATGATTTTATGCCTGCACCTGCATCATCAGCTCTTGCCCGTCTCAAGAAGGCAGCCAATCTGACGCCGATCAAGCGTGCGGTTACCTTGTCCAATGGTGACCTGTTTGAGTTCTACGCGTCACAGCTGACCATGGCTGAACGTGAGCGAGCGCAGAAGATGCCTGGTGGCGATGATGCCAACGGCTTTGCCTTGAACTTGCTCGTGACCAAAGCAGTGGATGATGCAGGGCAGCGCCTGTTTCAAATTGGTGAAATCGCTGAACTGAAAAACGAGGTAAATGATTCTGATCTGCAAGCGCTGATGCTGGCCATTATTACCAACCCAGAGGAAGGCAAAGAACTGGACATGAAAAGCGGTAAAGGCTGAGCTCAAAAAAGATAAGCTCTTGTTGCTTCAACTTGGTGTTGCTAAGGAGCTTGGCTACAGCCTTGCAAGGCTTAATCAAGAGGTAACACTTGAAGAGCTACTGATATGGTCGAGTTATTTTGACCTGCAAAACGAAGAGCAAGAACGGCAAATGAAGCGTCGCCGATAAACTGCTTATAGGCTTAGGGGTGCTGCTGTGTCTGTTGTCGCCAATGTTGCCATCAACGTTGATGCGCGCAATGCGATCCAACGGCTGCAGCAGGTGCAGCAGCAGTCCAAGACTACAGAACGTGCATTCGGTGGACTTGGTGGAGCGATTGCCAAGTTGGCAGCTGGCTTTTCAGCTCTTGAGGCGGGCAGATTTATTTTTGCAAAAACGGCTGAGATTGAAAGCCAGACCAAAAGCCTTCAAGTCTTAACTGGTAGTGCGCAGAAAGCTGGCGCGATTATTAAAGAGCTTCAGCAGCTTGGTGCTGTAACGCCGTTTACAAGCACCGAATTGATCGACTCTGCCAAGCGGCTTCAAGCCTTTGGTGTTGAGTCTGAAAAAGTTGTTGAAACGACCAAACGTCTTGCAGATGTAAGTGGCGCTACTGGAGCCGAACTACAGGGACTTGTTACTGCTTATGGGCAGGTGCAGGCGAAAGGCAGGCTTCAAGGTGAGGAGTTGCTGCAGTTCCAAGAGCGCGGAGTTGCGTTACAGGAAGAGCTGCGCAAGCTATACAAGCTTTCTGGAGATGAATTTCAAGATGCGCTTGAGAAAGGTCGTATTAGCGCTGAGGCTGTTGAAGTAGCTATCACTCGCCTCACAAGCGCTGGCGGAAAATATGCCAATGGTGCAATTGCGCAAAGCGACACATTGTCTGGCAAGTTGAGCACTCTTCAGGATGGCATTGATCAATTGGCGCGTGTGCTAGGCCAGACACTTTCGCCAGTATTAAAAGAACTTCTTGATGATGTCACTAATTTTGTCAATGGCTTTGCCCAAGGCCTGCAAGTAATTCAAAGTAATTACAACACATTCCTTGCCAACCTTCGAGGCAAGACATCGAATGAGCTACAAGGACAGATCGGCCAACTAGATACGTTTATCGCGAGTAACCAAAAACAGTTAGAAAAGATCAGGCCAGGCTCGCAAACCGAGAAGCAGGTTCAGGCCAAAATTGTTGAACTGCGCAATCTGCGATCAAGCCTGCAAAAGGACCTAGACAAGAAACTTGGCTTGGTTGCGCCTGCGGGCTCGACAACACTGCTTCCTGTTGCTTCAAATCAGGATAGGGTCCCTGATTTACTGGCCGCCAAGGGTGGAGCAGGCCGCAAGGGCAAATCTGAAGCAGAAAAGGCCGCTGAAAAAGCAGCACGTGAAGCTGAAAAACTTAAACAGGAACTTCAAAAATCCCTTGAGACTGGCAATCAATTAGGCACTCAATTCAGCCGTGATGCGGCCCTGTTGTTCGAGTCAAGTGAAATCGAGAAAAAAAGATTACAAATTCAATTTGATTTTCAAGATAGGGCCAAGCAAATTGGCGAACTGAAAAACGCAGAACAGAAGCAAAACCTAACAGCAATAAGCACAGAGATTCAGCGCCTTGAGTTAATTGATCTGCAAACCGAAGCCTTGAATCGACAGGCGGATGAAGCAGCTCAACTATTCAAAGAGGCGCTGGCTGGAACTGATTTTCAGGTATCAACTGGTGGATCAATAGCAGAGTTTGTTGCCGAATCCATAATTGCACTAGAAGAGTTTACGTCTCCACTAAACCGCGTCAAAGTTGCTGCTGAAGCCATTGGAACCGCTTTCTCAAATAGCTTCAAAGGCATTGTTACGGGTGCGCAAAGTGCCCAAGAGGCTATATCTCAATTCTTTGGCAATATCGGACAGGCTCTTATTGACTACGCAACTACCGCTATTGCTCAGTACATAGCAATTGGCATTGCTCGATTATTCGCCGGCCTTAACCCGTTTGCTGCAGCGTCTAACAACCTGTCTGGCACCGGAGCACTTGCAACAAGCATCCCAGGACTAAATGTAGGCGGAGCAATTCCTTTTGCCGAAGGCGGCTTTGTTACCGGTCCCACCAACGCAATCATCGGCGAAGGCGGCGAATCGGAATACGTCATCCCCGCCAGCAAGATGAACGCCGCCATGGCTCGCTATTCAAAAGGCGTCCGTGGCGACGCAGTTGTTGCTGGCGAAGGTGGTTCCGCCCAAGCTGCTGCAGTCAGCGCCGGACCGATGGAGCCCATCGATGTTCGCTTCAGCGTGGAGCGCATTAACAACGTGGACTACGTGACCACCGATCAGTTCCAGCGTGGACTGGCACAAGCTGCGCAGCAAGGTGCCGCACAAGGTGAACGCCGTGCTCTGCGTACGCTGAGTAATAGCCCAGCCAATCGCCGTCGCATCGGTCTCTAATGGAATTCGCCTACGGCCACCTATTAGACGTTGGCCCTTCCGGGCAGGCCTCCCGCTTCCGCTTCCAGAATTACGCCATCGCTCAAAACGTAAGCGGCTACATGTTCCTCGGCTTCGGCTTTGGTGGAGCAGTCGCAACGCTGCAGGGCGACAACCTAGACGCGACGCTGCAGCTACCTAATACAGAGATGACCCGCGCCTGGGCAACGCAAGCGCTGGAAAACCTCTGGGTCGCCAAGGTCACCACCATCCTGTGGGAGCCCAGCAGTGGTGCTGTGCAACGCACCCTGTATGAGTATTTCGGCAGCTGCGCTAGCGGTGGCTGGGACGAAACGACGCTGCAGATCAGCCTGAACTCCGTGCTGGATTCAGTCCAAGCCAATGTGCCCGCGCGCCGCTTGATCCGTAACTTGGTTGGCAACATCCCGTTTACAGCGCAGCTACGTGTGTAGTCACCTGATTGGTCGACCCTACGAATACGGCGGCAACGATTGCATCCGGCTTGTCATCGATGCGCTGGATGAGATGGGCATGAATCCACCTCCGTTTAAGCCTGAGTGGTATGCAATGACCCCGCGGCAGGTACTACAAGATCTAGACCAATTCTGTATGCGCATTAAAGAGCCTATCTACGATGGTGATATTGCAGTCTTAACAGCGGCTCCGCTGGCTTTTGGGGTGACATGGCAGCAGGGACTCCTCTACATCAACAACCTCAGCAAAAGCGTGGACTGGAAACCGGCGGCGCTCCTTTCAATCCGCCGCTGTTACCGTTTGAAGTCGCGTTAATCGAAACGCTGGGTTGTAGCGATCAGGAATACCGCAAGTTCATCCGCCACGCCGAACTGAAATCGCGTATAAGGCCAGCTGATTATGACCATATCCCTGATGTTGAAAATGCCGTTGCTGTTGCTGTCGTAAGCCTTGTCATTGGTCTGGCAAGCACAGCCGTCAGCATCCTGCTGGCACCCAAAGCGCCGACGCTTGAAAATCAGCCGCGGATCCGTAGCCGACAGCTCTCCGATCAGATCGGCCCCACACGCTTCAATCAAACCACCAGTTTCGATAACGTCAGCGCCCTGGCCGAATACGGCCAAACCATCCCTGTGCCATTCGGCAAACGCGACGAAGGTGCTGATGGTGATGCCACCGGCGGTCTAATTCTCGCCCCAGCTTTGGTGTGGAGCCGCCTGTTCGCTAACGGCTCTTTCCAGTCCTATGAGGGTATCTACGTTGCCGGCCAGTTTGGCCTACCGACTCCACAACTCGGCGGCATCCGTGTCGGCACCACCGGCTTATCTACTCTTGATGACAGTGAATATGCGTTGTTCTGGTCATCAAAAAAGGATGCTAACCGACCCACAACACTAATTGCAGGCACCGCCGGTGCTGGAGCGACTGGCACATTAGGCAGGCAAGTGTTTACCGCACCGACTGGTGGTGGCCAGCAATTTAGCCAAGGTTTTTCGCAAGCCTATAACCCGCAAAATCAATCGCAGTTTGGTGCCTACTCACCCATCGAAAATGGCACTGCCTTCCGCTTTAACTGGGAGATCATCGCTGCGCCAGAGGCTGGAACACTAGGTGCAGATAACCAAGAGCAGCGCGCAGAGATCAAAGCACGACGCAGAAAGATTGCCGGCAAGCGAGCTGATGTGCTCACCGTCGTTGAGAACGCCACTGCAACAACAAAACTCGCCGTTGGCCAGCCCGGAGTCGGCCGCCAGTACTCAAGGCGGATGGGCATCGTCCGCATCAATAACACTGAATACTCAAGCCGCACATTTGTCAACGTCAGCGTTGGATCGACAGCTGTTTTTCAGATCCGCCTTCAAAACTGGGACGACTTTGAACGTAGCGATTTCGCTGATACTGAAGTCAACCTGACCGACCTTGAAAGCGCCGCTGATGCTTGGCGCACCCGAGCTGACGACTTGCTAACGATTGGCTCGCGCTGGATTATCGGCTCAACCATCTGGATCGTTCGTGATCGCGACCCGCAACCTGGCGCGCAGTTCATCAACGTTACGCTCGAATGCACTGAAATCCAGAAGAACCCGCAGATTGGTGCCTGCGGTACACGCACGATTAACGAACCACTAGCTGGTTACGACGGCCCCGGATCAGGTCCGAACGGTCAAGACTTTGATCCCGCTACCAACATTGGTACTGGGTTCTTCCCGCTGTGCCGCTACAGCGAAGCCACTGTCAGGCCAGTTCGTCGTGATGCCGATGTCATTGAAATCGGGATCAAAAGCCAAGTGTGGAATCGCGCTAGTGGCCTCACCAATTTCAACACGATCCCGACACCAGCCAAGCTCTTCCGACTGGACAGGAAAAACATCACACTGAATACACCACGACTGGATCGCTACTTTGCGCGCTCCTCGTTTTTCTCTGTGCTGGTGCGACCCGTGCAAAAGTTTGGCGAAGCGGAAAGGGCTTGGGCACGCATCCCTCAACTGTTCTGCGTGTCAGGCACAGCACCAGTTGACCAGTTCAACTTCCTCCGGATACAACCCCGTACAGCTGGCTACTACGAGTATCGGTTTGTTCCTGTTACTGGCGCCGAAGCTGGCCGCGATGATGAATTAAACCAGACCGTCATTCAACTGGACTCCGAATCCGAATCAGCCAACGCCGATACTAATTTTGGTAGCGACTATTCAACTCCCTATGGTGCCTTTCGCCTGAGTACAAGAGGCAAGCGGTTCACGGTCAGTCAACTGGAACGAAACAAGGAGCTGACTACCAACGCAAGCACCGCATTTGTCGGCGGCACGTTCATTCCCGGCTAAAGGCTTTATTCACTACTATTCATCCAGAGATCGATGTCTTTCACTCCTACCGAAGTTGATCTAGCTAGCGTATCGCCGGCAACGACATTAAATCCGTTTCCCGCCAACGCGATCTACTTTGATGTCTTTGGGGATCCAACTACTAAGCGGGTTGGGGATACACAGGAAGAAGATCTAATCTGCCTTGCTGGTAATTCAACGATCACCATCCGCATTAGAACGGAAGTAATTAGAGGTACGATCGGTGTTGATGTTGGCCAGAGATATGTTGACTTAACTGGCTCACGGCTTATATGGCGAAACTTTACCTACAAAGTCATTCGGTCCGTCGGCGATGGACCCGTTGGCACAGTCTTTGCTTTTACTAAGACAGTCAATAACCCGCTTGGCAGAGGCGTAAGCACACTCAGTTACCGCGTAACGGAAGCTGTTAGAACAGCCACCCCAACTCCTGCGCCACCCAATCCAAACCCTACTCCCGGCCCAACACCTGCGCCAACGCCTGCTCCAACGCCAGCGCCAACAGCGGCGCCGACACCGATACCGGGACGCCCTGTAGATGACAACGGTGTTTCAAGGGCTCAACGCATTTTTGAGCAGCAATCACAAATTGCCGATGTCAGCTTTTATCAAGAACTTACAAAATCCAATCAATCAAATCCAGAGCATGAAATTGTTTATGTCAATGAATATCTAGAAAACGTATCGGATGCAAATTACGACGACCTATCCGTCCTTGCTATCTCCGTCAAATCAAGCGGTCAGATCGGAAGCGTTGGGCAGATCCGTGCTTGGATTCCTAGTGGCATCAGTGTCCAACGGCTGGTGGACGGCGGCAGTGGACCTAGCAACCTGTTCTCTGATCTGGTCTACTACCTGCTGACCGATATCAAACAAGGCGTGGGCAATGTCGTGCCACTGGAGCTTGTGGATGTGGCGTCTCTTCAGACCACAGGTCGTTACCTTCGCGCCAACAAGATTTTCTACGATGGCGTACTAGAAGATACCGAATCACTCCGCTCGTTCATTTTCAATACAGCGCCGCTTCAGCTGTGTAACTTCACGATCAAAAACGGTCGTTTTGGCTTGATGCCGGCATTGCCGTTCAACAGCAGCTTTCAGATCAGTACTAGCCCTATCGCTGTCGAACAGATCTTCACGGCTGGCAACATCATCGAAGACTCGCTGCAGCTGCAGTACATCGATATCGCGCAGCGCACAAACTTCAAAGCTTTGGTCTCTTGGCGCGTCACCGTAGAAAACGACCTGCCGACGCAAGCCTCAGCCTTGGTGGAATGGGCCGACATTGCCGAAGACGACGCATCCGCCACCCAGCAGGTGTTTGATCTCAGCGAGTTCTGCACCAACCGCGAACAGGCGTTACGTACAGCTCGATTCCTGTTGAGTGTGCGGCGCCGCGTCACGCAAACCGTCACGTTCAAAACGGTGCCGGATGCGCTCAGTATCCAGCCTGGTTCTTATATCCGCGTGATGACGACGGCTACCACCTTTAACACCAACAGCGTGGGTGCCATCACCGATGCAGGCAGCTTGACTTCCATCAATCCGATTGATGACGGCAGCTACGACGCCATGTTTTTCAACCCGACGACTGGTGAGTTTATCGAGCGCTCGTTCTTTGTCTCGGGTAACGTCATCTCCGATCCGTCGCTGCACAACACCCTGTTTATGATCCGCAGCCAGCAGAACAACAGCAGCATCTTCCAAGTCGAACAGCTCACGCTTGACGAAGAAGGTCTGATCAATGTCTCTGCCGTGCAAGTACCTGTTGATTCAAGCGGAGCTAGCATTGTTGCAAAGGACGTATTGACTCCCGGCAACTTCAGGGTGACTGAGTGATGGCCTTCCCAAGCTTGAAACCCACTGGTCGCGAGTTCAATCCTGGCGATTTCCCAATCAAGCGCTTTAACTCTCAGTCCGGCGCTGAGGTGCGCATCCTGTACGGCAACCGCCGCATCAATGCAACGCTCAGCCTGAGTTACGACAACATCACGGACGCAAACGCTCAGCTGTTCGTCTCTGACTACGAAGCCCAACTCGGGACATTCCGTACGTTTACTCTGCCAAGTGATGTACGCGCCGGATGGACTGGATCAGCGGCCACAATTGATGCACCACCTACAGCACGTTGGCGCTACGACTCGGCCCCTGTGATCCAAGCAGTGCGGCGTGGTCGCAGTAGCGTGACTGTAAATCTCGTCGCTGTAGTCTGATGCAGAAGGCATACACCGGACGCGACGGCCGCCTCCTAATCGACGGCGCTCAGCAAATCAAGGTCACCAGTTGGAGTTTGACTGGCAACCTTGAAGCGCTGGAAACGACCAGTCTTGGCGATGCCCAGCGCACCTACGTTCCAGGTGTACAAGAGTTCAGTGGTAACGCCACTCTGCTGTATTACAGCGATTCAAGCGGGCGCAACGATGCAGCAAGTGCGCTGAAGAAGCTACTAAAGATTGGCGGCGTCTCCGACACCGATACGGTCAGTTTGAGTCTGCGCTTTGTTCAAGGTAATACCAGCAATGACGTCAGCCTGACGGCTTGGATTACCAGCGTCTCCTTTGGTGCCAATGTTGGCGAAGTCAGCAGCGCACAGATGAGCTTCCAGGCGACTGGTGCCCTTACAGCGGTGACAATCTGATGGGTATTTACTTAGGCCTGATAGGCAAGATTGAGCTGACACGCACAGCCCTAGAGGGCGCGAAGCAGAGTGTCTTAAATCCCAACGACATCAACCCAAGCAAAGACCGCTTTAGCTTTGATTTTGAAGAGGGATATCTAGTCACTGGTGACTTTGTCGAGATCACTTCGACAGATCGCACGAATCTCGATTTTATTGACCCCAGCGGTTGGGCTAACAATACTCTGCACTCCAGTGGCGCCTGGTACATCTTTGTCGATGAACTCGGTGGCATCCGTCTTTACACCAGCTTTGCGGCCAGCCTGGATGGTGGTACGGAAGGCCGTGTGCCTTTGGTGGCGATTAACCGCAACATCCCGATCAACATCATTGTCCGAGATCGCGAAGCACGCGTGCTTGGTGATGTGACTGAGTACGAGCTCAACACCAACCGCGAAACCGTTGATATCACCACGCTTAGTGATGAGTACCGGCAGCAGTACAGCAGCCTGATCAGTGGCAGTGGGCGACTCACGGCCCGTTGGGATTACACCAACAACCGGCATGAAGAGCCAGTGAACTACCTAATGCAGCTGGTGCTGCGCACTGAGATCGGCTCAACGTTTCATGGTCGCTTTTACATTAAGTCACCTGATACACCAGCTTTTGCTGGCTCCTTTGCCGCCAGCCAGTTGAACGACTCGCTGTGGTGGGACTTCAATGGCATCATCACGGCATCAGCCGTGAATTTTGCCGCTGATCAGGTGATCACCAGCGTGATTGACTTCATCTCGACAGGTCCGATCCGCCTGCGTGCGTCCACTCAGATTCCGAATCGACTGCTGCAGGAGGATAACTCCAAGATCAAACTAGAGCAGGATGGCTCGTCCTTTGTGCTGCTAGAAGAGCCAGATTAGTAGACCTAGACTTCTTGTAACTGTTAGCGCTACAAGGAAGTCCCGCGATGGCCGACCTGAGGATCAGCGAACTCGCGACACTGGCTGGTGCCAACCTTGCGGCCGGTGACTTCCTGCCTCTGGCGGATACCAGCGCTAGTGAGACCAAAAAGATCACGGTTACCGATCTGATCGGTAATGCCACGACGCTGATTGCAGATGCGACCATCCCTAGCGCCAAGATTGTTTTTGGTGCCAATACGATCCCTGGCGGATCACTGACGAATGCCAGCATTACGGCAACGCAGCTTGCTAATGACGCTGTTACTGCAGCCAAGCTTGCTGACGAATCCAGCGTTGACCTAGTCACCACGCTTCCAGCTAGCGGCGCTTTTGTCGGCCAGATCGCACTGGATACTGACGACAGCAAGATTTACTGCTGGGACGGCAGCAGCTGGGTCAGCGTCAAAGGCGCCGGCAGCGTCAATGCCGTCATTGGTAGTACCAGCGGCCCGATCAATATCGTTGTCAGCACCAGCGGCGATCAGGTCAGCATCAGCGCGACGCTGGATAACACCACGGCCGCTGCTGAGTTTCTGGCTGGTCCTACGGCAGCTGCTGGCACTGTTGGTTACCGCCCGATTGTTGGCGCCGACCTGCCGACTGCTACCACCACGACTAAAGGCGCCGTCATCGTTAACGGCAATGGTCTGACCCTGTCCGGTGACACAATCACCATCAACAACACGGTTACGGCGGAAGCTAGTAACTTTCACATTGTTCAGTACAACGCCAAAGGTCTTGTCACTTCTGGCCGTGTTATCAGTGCTAGTGACGTACCGATCGCCACTGCATCAACAAACGGAATTGTTAAGCCCGGCTCTGGTTTAGGCGTAAACGGTAGCGGCACGGTTAATCACACCAATTCGATTGGTGCTGGCTCTGGCGTCAAGGTCAGCTTTGACACCGAAGGGCATATCACTGGCGCAGCATCGCTTGCTGAGGCAGACATCCCGAACCTGTCGGCCGCCAAGATCACGACCGGCACCCTTGATATTGACCGCATTGGTGCCAACGCAGTCACCGGCGTCAAGCTGGCCAACTACTCGGTCACGAAGATCGGTAGCACCATTCCAACAGCCGAGCATATCGGCCAGTTCTTCTTTAATCCACTCTCCCGCGATCTATCGCTGTGGGATGGCAACGTTTACCAGCCGGTTGGCATCAGCGCCGGTGAGATCGTCTTTGCTGGTACCTATGACGCAGCCACGAACACGCTGAGTTCTGTTACCTCAGATGGATCCGCTGCTGGCTTCATTAATGGCAGCGCCCTTCCGGCAGCAGCAGGCGGCAACAGCCGGTATTACGTCGTGGTGAACAACGGCGGCACTGGTACTTCGCCAGCACCCACAGTCACATTGCAACCGCCCGACATTCTGCTGTCGAACGGCACGAACTACATCCTTATTGACGTATCGCAGACCTTCACCAGTCAAAGCGCTGTCAACATTTCGTTTTCACCGACTGGAACTATTGCAGCCAGTAACGTACAGGCCGCGATTGCTGAAGTCGCTTCAGAAGCACTGCAAGCAGCAGGCAGCACACTGACGGGTCAACTGCTAATTGGCTCAGCCGGCAGCTTGGTGTTTGAAGGCTCCACCGACAACGCTTTCGAGACCACGCTTGGCGTTGTTGATCCCACGGCAGATAACGTAATTAACCTGCCAAATGTCTCCGGCACGGTGATCACCAGCGGTGACACTGGAACAGTTACCAGCGCAATGCTGGCTGATGGCTCGATTGTTAATGCCGATATTAACGCCGGCGCAGCGATTGATTACAGCAAACTTGCGGCTCTAACGAGTGGCAACATTGTTCTAGGCAACGCCAGCAACGTTCCCACCAGCACATCCATTACGGGTGATATCACCATTAGCAACGCAGGCGTTACTGCCATTTCCAGTGGCGTCATCGTCAACGCCGATATCAATGCCTCGGCTGCGATTGATTACAGCAAACTGGCAGCCCTTACCAGCGGCAATATCCTGATCGGTAACGCCAGCAACGTGGCGACCAGCACAGCCGTAACTGGCGACATCACCATCAGCAATGCTGGTGTTACTGCCATCGCAAGTGGCGTAATCGTTGACGCGGATATTAACGCCTCTGCCGCAATTGCTGATACCAAGCTCGCCACAATCTCGACCGCAGGCAAAGTCAGCGGCGGCGCGATCACAAGCGGCACTATCGGTGGCTCCACTGCCGTTTCTACTTCTGGAACAATCGCCACAAGCGGCCTTGCTTCCAGCGGCACACTTGCAGTCGGTCAAACCAGCGTCGCCACAAATACCGATCTGGACCTGGCTGGCACTTACGCGCAAACAGTCGTTACGGTCTCGGCGCTGGACATTGATTGCTCCACGGGTAACTACTTCATCAAGACGATCAATAGCGCCTCTACCTTCACGGTCAGCAACGTACCAGCTAGTCGTGCTTATGCCTTTACACTTGAACTGACTCAAACCAGTGGCGCAGTGACGTGGTTTAGCGGTGTTGAATGGCCAGGAGGCGTTGCACCAACATTGACTGCCGGCAAGACGCACTTATTTATGTTTGTCACTGACGATGGCGGCACCCGCTGGCGCGGCTCTTCCCTGCTGAACTACACCAACTGATCGGAGATAACTGATGGATCCTAAAACACTGCAACTACTGATGGGCTCCGCTGGCGCTGGTGCTGTTGCGGACAAGCTTTACATTGAGGATGTTTTTAGCACTTTCTTGTACACCGGAACCGGCGCAACGCAGACAATCACGAATGGAATTGATCTGAGCGGAAAAGGTGGATTGATTTGGTTCAAAAATAGAACCAACTCTTCTATATCAAGCGCATTGATTGACACGGCTAGAGGTCCAAACGTAGGCCTTGCATCCGACACTTCTGGTCAGAATCTTTTTGGTTTCTTCCCTACTTTCTTTACAGGTTTCACGTCGTCAGGTTTTGGCCTCGGCTCAGCCGTAGGCGAACTAAACAGTAATTCAGACCGCTATGTCTCCTGGAGCTTCCGCAAGGCGCCGAAGTTCTTTGATGTTGTGACTTATACGGGCACAAGCGCTAACCGCACCATCAGCCACAACCTAGGCAGCGTGCCCGGCTGCATCATTGTTAAGCGCACAGATACCGCTGGCAACTGGCAGGTTTACCACCGCAGCCTCGCCAACACCGAATACATGGTGCTCAACAGCACCGCCGCCAAAGCAACAGGCACCACCCGCTGGAATAGCACCACACCCACCAGCACGCTCTTCAGTCTTGGCACTGATGCTACTGTCAACGCCTCTGGTGGTACCTACGTCGCCTATATCTTCGCGCACGACGCTGGCGGGTTTGGCGATAGCGGCAACGACAGTGTAATTAGTTGTGGTCCTTTTAGTGCTACCGGCGATATTGAAACTATAAATCTAGGCTGGGAGCCTCAATGGATATTAGTCAAAGATGTAAGTTCAGGCGGCTTTGACTGGTTTGTTGTTGATACACTAAGAGGCGCAGCTAATAGAGGAAAATCAATAAGTGCGGCAGCGACACTATCCCCTAATACCACTTCAGCCGAGTTCGCTAATAACTTCATCTGTTTCCCAACCTCTACAGGCTTCCAGATAAGCGTTGGCAGTGGCAACTGGATATATGTTGCCATCCGTCGCGGGCCGATGAAGACGCCTACGGATGCAACAAAAGTCTTTAATGCCACTGTTTCCTCTGCGGCGCAAGGCACTGCGGTATCAACTGGCTTCCCTTTAGATACTCAATTCTTGCGTTCAACTTTAATTGCAGATAGTGTTTACGTTGTCGATAGATTACGCGGAGTAAGCACAGTCGACACAAGCCTCAGTCTTCCCTATACATTTACAGATTTTGGTGGAGCCGAAGCAAACTTTACAATTACAAGAGATTGGAGCAGCACAGGTTTTGATATTGGATCTCTAGCTGCTAATACTTCGACCGTCTATTTTAACTTCCGCCGCGCCCCCGGCTTCTTTGATGTGGTGGCTTATACGGGAGATGGAACAAGCAACCGTGCCATTGCGCATAATCTGAGTGTTACTCCTGAACTGATCATCGTTAAAAGTAGAAATAATAGCGGATCCTGGCGGGTTTGGAGTGCAGCATTTGCCAATACATCTGCAAACTTAGATCTTAACGGTAACGGTGCTCCTCCTTTTGCAAACGGGTTATTCCCGGCTACAGGGCGAAACAGCTCAAATTTCATCGTCAATAGCCTAACTAACACTGCAAGTACTACTTATATTTCATATCTATTCGCCAGCTGTCCAGGAATTAGCAAAACCGGATCTTACACGGGTACGGGCACCACGCTGAACGTTGACTGTGGATTCACCAACGGAGCCCGATTTGTCATTATCAAACGCACCGATAGCACAGGTGATTGGTACGGCTGGGATACTGCACGAGGAATTGTTAGCGGGAATGATCCATATTTTCTCTTTAACTCGGTTGTCACTCCGGTAACAAATACCGACTACATCGACCCACTCAGCTCGGGCTTCCAGATCAGCTCCACTGCCCCTGTGGCCATCAACGCTTCAGGTGGTACATACATTTATTTGGCGATAGCCTAGAACCATGGAACTCCGCAATCGCGCCACTGGCGCCGTCGTCACTGATTCTCAGTTTCGTGCTGAGAACCCAAACACCAGCTTCCCGCAGGTGCTCACACCAGAGATCATCGAAGATTTCGGCTACGACCCAGTGTTGGAAGGACCGCAGCCCACGTTGATCCCTCCTTACCAATACGCCCAGCGCGATGGTGTGGTGGAAGTCAACGGGCAGTGGTTCACCCACTACATCGCCGTAACTCCCGACGCTGACCAAAAAGCAGCAATGGACGCCGCCCAAGGTGGCGTTGTTCGAACTGAGCGCAACAAACGACTAGCCGATTGTGACTGGACCCAACTAATCGATAGCCCCTTGGATCCAGACGGCCGAGGCGCTTGGCAGTTGTACCGCGAAACCTTGCGGATGGTGCCACAACAACAAGGTTTCCCCTGGACGATTGAATGGCCACCGCAGCCGTAATCACCCTGGTTACTCTGCACTGGTGAACGTCCAACTCCCTTGCTTGGTCTGCTCAGTCTTTGGCTAGTAGGTCTCTTTGTTGCCTACTGCCTGTTAGCGATCAATCCCCGTGATGATCACGGTTGATCTGGCTTCTGCATACCTGGTGAGCTAACCATCTCCCATGGCGACAAAGGCAAAAGCGGGCGCAGCTCGCATCGACCATCAGCCTGGTACTCCCAAAAAAACCAGGCAAGGTAAGTCGCTGCGGACCTTGTTAGCTGCCACCAGTCGTAATCGACGCCGTAAGCGCTATCGCGGCCAAGGCAAATAACAGCTCTCGTTACGCTGAATCCATCGGGTTCCAGTCGCCGTGGTCGAGGTAGCTGCAGCGGTCGTCGGCGCCGCAATCACTGTTGGAGCAATGGGCTTTGGCTCGCAATCCAAGCGCTCAACCGAAGCGCGAGATGCTGTCGTCCGCTTAACTGTTGCGGTTGAAAACGTTGCCTCACGCCTAGAGGTACTTCATACCGATATCAAGGCCGACCAGAAAGAAACCTATGGTCGCCTCAATGGGTTAGAGCAGCGCGTCACCAAGCTAGAAGCGGAGCACAAACCATGAGCAACCCTGCCGTGGTGACTTTGGTTCTGCGCCTAATCGTTGGCTGTTACAGCTACATGCTGATCATGGCTAGCGCCAATGTCGCTAGCTGTGAGCTGCGCCGCCCAGGCCAGTGCGGCAACCAATGGACGCAAGCGTTCACCGTCGCGGCTGGTGCGGCATCAACCATGTGGGCCTTCATTACCGAGTCACCGCGCAGTCCATCCGATGGCTCCATCAACCGCAGCCGTCGCAATGGTCCACCTACCACCTAGCCCCATGTCTTTACGCACCTTCGGCGACGCACTATTGGCTTTCCTGTTCATGGGTTTAACCGAGGCTGTAATCAAGCCCTTGGCAAAAGCCGCAATCGATCGCCCGCTACGCCGTGCCCTGCCGCTGGTCTATGAGCAGCTCGATAGCGACATGCCCAATTTGCTGCGTACAGCAACGCCGGAGGTGATGACCGCCAAGATCGCCGCCAGTATCGCCAGCGCCACCGGTCATCAAGCGACCGCTCGCCAAATCGAGCAAGTGGTGCAGTTTTACGACCCGATCAAGGCCGTACTGCGCAACGTCAGCACAACCCTGAAATAAACGATGGCTGTAATTCAGCTACGGCAAGCAGCAGTGCATTTCAAGCAGTTGCCGCATCAGCTTGCAGCGTGGGACTGGCTGCAAGGTCAACTCAGCGATGAGGTGCTGATTGAATTTGCGGAGTTGTACCGCGCCGACCCCAAACCAAAAGAGCCGCTGCCTGCAGCGTGGGTAGCGCCAGCACTGAAGTTAATCCGTGAATTTGAAGGTTGCGTCCTAGAGGCGTACAAGTGCCCGGCTGGTCAGTGGACGATCGGTTGGGGTACGACACGGCTGATGGATGCCCCTGTGCGTAGTGGCGACACGATCAGCCAAGCCCTTGCCGATGAGCTGTTGCAGAACGAAGTCGAAAACCTTTTTGGCCCCGGTGTGCTGCACCTTTTGCCGATGGCCAAGGGTTGGAAGCCCAATCAGGTCGGTGCTCTCGTGAGCTTTGCCTACAACCTGGGTCTCGGTGCACTGGAAGACAGCACGCTGCGTAAACGGCTTTTGGCTGGTGAGGAACCCTGCAATGTCGTCCGCGAAGAGCTACCGAAGTGGGTGCATGCGGGCGAGGCAGTTTTAGCTGGTTTAGAGCGGCGCCGTGCTGCTGAGGTTGCCGTCTTCTGCGGTCATCAACGGCTGAACGTACCGCCGCAGCAAAAGCCGGGTGAGCCGCTCAAGGTGCCGTACTACAGCCAGCGCGATTCCACGGTCGCAGGCCAAGCCAATCGCATGTGCTTCAGCTCCAGCTGCGCCATGCTCCTGGCCTACCTTCGCCCTGGTGTAATCAGCGGTGCTGCGGCTGATGACCAGTACCTCAAGACAGTGCTGCGCTATGGCGATACCACTGATGTACAAGCACAGCTCAAGGCCTTAGCGCATTACGGCATTAAGGCCAGCTTTAAGCAAAACGGCGGCTGGGATGACCTGCAACGGCAGATCGCACGGAATGTGCCAATCCCTTGCGGCTTCCTGCATCACGGCACCAGTAGCAAGCCATCCGGCGGTGGCCATTGGCTCACCGTGATCGGCGTCACGTGCGGCCATGTCATCGTCAACGACCCCTTCGGTGAGATGGACGTTGTTCGCGGCACCTACCTCAATAGCAAAGGCAGCGGCATTGCCTACAGCAAAGCCAATTGGGGTCCGCGCTGGCTTGTCGAGGGCGTTCGTAGCGGTTGGTGCATCATCGCCGAGCCATGAGTACACCCAACATCAGTCGCCGCATTCAGCCCGGTCTATGGACTGTGGAACGCCCCAGAACTGGCGTCAAAGTATGGATGGCCATGGCCAATGGTATTACCTACATCAGTTATGACGAGGACAATACAAGGCTGTGGCTAAGCCGTGAAATGGACGACCCTGAGCCACCAGCAGCGGCTTAATCCCCTTGGTCAAACTGTTCAGGGTTGTTCGCTTGATTGCTTAAGCCTTTAGCAACCAGCATGCATTCATACATCACCTCAGCCTGCCAACGCTGTTG